GGCAGATGTAAATGAAATATACCCGACTCTACACACAAAGATATCCACCTTGCAAACATCTGGGATGTCATGTGCACAGAAGTCATACGACATATGCACACCTTACTTTCTTAGTACTGTGGAAGTCCTAATGACCATCTTGCGTGATTTGTTTCGTATGCACCACAAGAGGGGAATCAACCAAGCACAGTATGAGATCACAAAAAGCATTACATTCAAGGAATTCTTATTGTGCTTATCATCTGATGTAGGATCATGCCCGATACTGAGCTTCTTGTCGTTTCTTTACAGAGGACATCCAGACCCTCTGACCACCTACACAACCTGGATTAGGCTCCTGCAAAAACATTACAAGGTGGCACATCTTGTCTACTTATGGTTGTCAAACAGGTGTTATCAACTAGGACAAGGCGACTGTGAGTTGTTAGTGTCAAATCCTTGTTCACTCAACCTCCAGTCACCGGAGACTATCTCAACTAAGATCAGAAGAGATCTGGAGACCTCACTGATCACCTTCACAAAAAATAGGGATTTGAAAGAGATTTTCTCAACTGCCAGCAAGCAGAGAGATGCAAGTTTGTTCAAGTACTTAATATCTATGAGACCATGCCATCCAAGAGTTGCCCATGAGATATTTAGGAACACAATAACCGGAACAAAACTCTCTTTCTTGTCAAAATTCTCAAACACAAGGACAACTCAAACAATCTTTAGTGAGACCAAAACACATACTGGGATGATGACATCAGTAGATAGAATAGAGAGAGATCTCATTCTACATTGGCTGAAACTCTACAATGATGTCTTATCTCTACCGTCTAACCTCATGTACACAGATTGTCCAACTCGGTTAGCCCAGAGCTTAAGAGATGATTCATGGACAAAAGCGTTAGATGGGAAAGTCATTGAAGGGGTGACAATTCCACATCCTGTACATCAGTTTTGTTTTAAAATTTCTGATCATCAAGAGGATCATCAGAAGACACTCAACCCCAGGATCACATACATGATACCTGAGCCTGTAGATATCACACTTGTCTCGACACGGGGTCCATACCCAGCTTATGTTGGTTCCAGCACCCGAGAGAAGAGAACTGGAAAGATGTACACAATCCCTCAAGCCAGTAGGCCTCTTAAAAGTGCAGAAAGACTCATTCAGCTAAGAGATTGGGTATGTGTAGAAGATGGCAACTTGTTCAAGTTCATAACTGAAGCAGCTAAGAGCAGGACCAACATGCCGGTGTCCATTCTGGAGGATACTACTGCCCCTATAATAGGTGGATCAGTCACACATAGGCTGGATGATCATGTAACAAAACGTGGGACTTTGCACAATTTCAGACCAAATATCACAACCCATATCTATTACAGCACAGATACAATGGGCAGATTCAGCCAGGGATCAGATAATTTTAACATGCATTTCCAAGGAGCAGTTCACTACGGTATGAGCTTAATTGAGCTAGGCCTGATCCATCAAATTGATCAGCGCTACCAATATGGATCATTAACTTACCAAGCAGACTGCTGTGAAGAAATTCTGGAGGACTTCCTTATGGACACAGAGACAGAACTTCGAACACCTGTTATTTCAGAGAATAACCCACTTCTATTCGCAAAAATTGGTGTGATCCCAAGAACTTATGATCCTGATATTACTACTGTGGTACAGTTTGTGAAATCAACAAGATCAGCAGAAGCGATTGGATTCATCCTGTTTTCAAGATTTCTTTCTGCAGGAAACGTATACCAGATTGGTATGACGGAGAAAAGCAATCCCTTAATAGGGACAGTTGGTGTTGCAGAGATCATGGGTGCTGGGTTGTATGACATATTTGAACAATTTGCAAAATACATGCACTTGTACTTACCTATAGGCACAGATGCTACACATGAGTTCACTCATGCAATATCAGCAAGTGCATTTCAGGATATTGCAACTATTTGCCTACTTCCAGATGTACTTCCTGAATTGTGCGCCTTGATGGGATTCACATCAGCACCAGAGATGTTTTGTAGTAAGGACATAATATGCCGAATGATTGCTAAGATAATTGAGAGATTTCTGTATGACCTGGAGAGGGATCAAAAGAAGAAACTAGCTGACATTAGTCACACAATCTTCTACCCTTCAACTCAAGTTGGTTTCCACAGAATTCTCGAGATGTGGAGAAAACAAGTCTGGATCATGACAGATGAGCTCATAGATCTAGGACCGGAGATAGACAATGCTTATCAGCTCCACACCATCTCTGATTACCACCCTAACGCTCAGTTTATTCAAGAGATTGTACTTTCTCTTTTGAAGCAGTCTGATAATGAATGGTTGGAGATTATATGCCAATCATGTCCCTTGAGATTATCAAATGTACCTGCACATGCGGTTGCAAGAGACACCAGAGGACATCATAAAATGAGATCATTTGTAAAATCTTTGAAGAAGCATGAACTGAAGAGCCAAGTTATTAGAACATATGGCTACACTACCCCTTATGTTCACACCATATCTTGCGACTTGCAGTTTGTTGAACCAGAACTTGTAGATTTGAGACATAAAAAGAGTTTGACAGTCAACATCACAAAGAATAGACTAGATCAGACATTCCGATTATTTGGGACCATATCAACTGCTTTTCTCAAGATTTATGAAATACTCATCCTGGAAAATCTTCAAGTCCATGGTTCAGTCATCACACTTGCTGAAGGAGAAGGAAGTATTGCTGATTTACTTGTTAGATTGGGAGCTGACAGAATTTATTACAATTCACTCATAAATCGAGCTAAATTGGTAGAGCAAAGAGCTCCTGGACTGGTTCCCACATGTCTAGCATACAACCCATCTGTGGTGGAAATGGGAGAGCTAACAGCCATGACAGGAGGTGATTTATGTGACCCCAAAGTTTTGGAATCTATTCTAGCGTATATTCCTACACAAGATGTAAGCATAGTCACATGTGATGCCGAATCATCAGGAAATTTTGCCCCTCATACAGCTAACAAAATCTTTTTAGCTTGGTTGTCAGTGTGCACAAAATCATCAGCGGCCACAGGCATTTTTAAAACATTCTGCCATAATGCTGATGTGTTAACCAATGTAACAAGTGCTAGCAAGTTAATGTTCAAAGATGTAAAAGTTGTGACACCCTGCTACAGCTCTTACGAGACGCACGAGGTTTACCTAGTGTGCAAGAACCATCATCCAGCAATCAGCTTAGAGAATATTTTATATGCACATAAGGCAAACATGATACTTCGTTGCAAAGGTGCAGAGAACTTGACAATTGCATATAGAAAGTTCAAAAGTGACAGAGTAGAAGAAAACCCGTTACAGGAGCAAAGGCCAGAATTGATTCTAAAGATGTGGAAAGATTGTGAATCATTGGGGATACAAGACAACGGGATATCAAATCTTCATAGGATCACCCTGTTCAATTGTACATACACTGGACAGAAATTTACAGACTGGGTTGTAGACGCAGATCAGGTGATTAATTCACGGGCTCTTGTGCTTTTGAAAGTCCAAGCTGACAGTTATCATGGGATCATCGATTCACAACTACAACCAAGGTATATACCAAAACATCATGTATTACACACCCAAATTGAATCTCTCATGACATGTCTCATTAATCTACAAATCTTAAAAGAAATCATTGGACAGCCAAAAGATACCATCTCAGAAATAGTAGATGAGATAATTGATGCAGGTCATGTACTCCGATCTGGTAACCAGATTTTATATTCATATAGGCTTGAACACAAAACATGGAGGAAAGCATACCTGAAAAACATGTGTAGACTTTGGGGCCATTGGAGACATCAGAAGAGTCATAACTGTAGTATCCATTGGGAGTAAACAGCATTAAGAAAAACCAACAATTATCCATTGATCCTCTGAAGAATGAGAGACACGAAATTTTAATCACTAAGAATCATACATATCATTAGTTCACACCATGTCTATTACAACAAAATGACCCGCTACTAAAAGATTGACAACCTAATACATCACCTCTAGCCACCCCAGTAATAGACAACAATTTGTATTAACATTTGGCCCTTTTCCTGTTATGTTTTAGTTTTTTTGGATTTATGCCAGAAGTATATTAATGTGAAAAGGAAGAAAGTGTTTAAGGGGTTAAGTAGGTTGTGGTTGCTTTGGGGTGATTCCCTC